GTGGACTGGATCCAACAGGCTCTCGAGGGGCCTGCCAGTTCTAGCCGGGTCAGTTTGGCTCGGGTGACGCGGCTGCGTACGTTGTCAGGTTTCCCTGACAAACGTACTAGCCGCGCGGCCGAGCCACCGCGCATTAAAGTCACCAAAGCTCTTCAAGACCGCCGGCGGACCATATCCAGGGATTGGGCACAAATCGCTTATGCCCTTCGTCTGGCTTATGGTACGCCCGGGCGGTCGCCCAACAAGGTAATGGCGCACCTCGTCTGCAAGACGTTGACAAGGATCTACGCAAACGGCCCTAAGGCCGTGAGCGAGATCTGTCACGAATGGCGGACAAGGGCGCTAACCGGGAGGGGCACAGGCTTGAACCAGTACCGTGGGAAAGACCCACAGGCACTGTTCCAGGCCAGTACCCTCTCACGGGCCCTCATGTGGACGATCCCGGAGGAACAAATCAGAGCAAAGGAGAACGCAGCTGTCGAGAGATGGATGCAGGTGAAGCCACGCTTGACTCCCCAAACGGCGGGGAGCATCGCGACGTTCTTCGAACGGCAGGTCCGCCCGCAGCTCAAATCTCTAAAGCGCAACCCTTCCTACCCGCTGCCTAGCAACAAGGCCTGTCTCGAAAGGACCAAGAGACAGGGCGGTACTGCTGCCGCGCTTCGTGAACTGTTCCCGCCCGAGGCGTACCACGGCCCGCTGGCCGGGTACTTGCTTAGGGCTGGATTGGTTCACGAAGCGACTGACCGCCTTGGCAGCCGCGTCTACGAACCAGCATCCGTCTTAGAATACTGGGAGCGAGTCATAAACGGCCGCTTCGCGGACCGGTCCCCATGCGGACCGGACCGTGAGGGCACAGTCCGTGACTCAGGTAGCCGGACAGTGATCAAGATCGCCCTAGAGATCCAGGGCAACAAGGTCACCGTCGAGCGTAGTACCATACGGGCCGGTGTGGCCCTGCTCCTCGACATCATCGACGGAAACGAGAACGCGTGGGACTGGAAACGACATGCACAGCCGTCCGGGCTGCGTGTTGTCGGTAACCTGCCCCGCAGTGCTCGTGAGCTCTTCTCCCTTGCGGCGGAAGATGTGCTCGCTGGTGGTGTAGACACGCTCCGACCTCTGGGTTTACAGGAGGCCGGGGGTAAGGTGAGGGTTGCCTCTCTCCACAACGCGTGCGCGGCCCACGTTAGCCGAGTTCTGAACGGTCGCGTGTTGCCGGTCTTGAAGAAGCTCAAGGTTACTCGAGGCGCCCTGCTCGATTCCTTTGATCCTCTTTGGTCCACCAACAACCGCGGCCTCGTGCTCGGCCGAAAGGAGCCTTGTCACCTCTTTTCTGCTGACCTGTCTGCGGCGTCGGACCACATCCCACACGACTTGGCACAGTACGTGTGGGCGTGTCTTTGCCGAGAACTGCAGGAGCCGGGAGAAGTTTCTCTCCTTGGCGACCGCCTGCTTGGTCCGCAGAGGTTGGAGGATGGCAGGTACACAAGATGTGGAGTGCACATGGGGCTAGGACTAGCCTGGCCCGTCTTGTCC